GCGTTCTCACCTTTTATCCAATATACATATCTTGGAAGTATGTCACCTACCATTCTGACAACATTGTCTCCATCTTGATATTGATATTGATTTATGGAAGACTTCTTAGCCTTCCCTTCTAATTGTGCAAATTTTAATGCCATTTTATTTTTTCTCCGTTTGTGACTTCTCATAACGAAAATGAATGTGTCCATCTTCAATTTTAAGTAGTCTGTTCTTTTTTATTATAGGCTGAAGTCGTTTCGGTACTCGTTCTACCTCAATTGTTAATTTATTATTTATTATATACTCATTATAACTTCTAAAAGAAGCTACTCCAATATATGCTGCCCATTCCGAATCTGATGCAGTCTTTCGATATTTGTATATGGCTTCAGGATTTACTAGAAAACTATCTCCTGAATAATCCTTTCCATAAAACTTAAATAATCTATCTCTCTTACTTGTAGGTGGATAATTATAGGTTATATACCATGTTACCAATAAGATGTCTGATACCTTATTCTTACTTTCTTTGAGTATTTTATTCCAATTATATCGTATCATATATTATACTAAAAATTTCACCTGTTGTCAAGAAGTATTTTTTCATAGGTGGTTTACCTCGTAGCCTTGCTTCATGTAATATCCTTTCCTATTGTTAGCTTGTCGTCTTGCTGTTTTCCCTTGTAGGTTAATATCTACAACAACAGGCTGTTTTTTATCTTTTTGTACTCTTATTATTCTACCAATTAACTGAGTGAGTAAAGGCTCATTGTTAACTGGAGTTCCAAGAACTAAACAGCTTAAGCAATCTAGTGAAATACCTTCAGAAAAGATAGACTGAGTTCCATACAAAATATCTTTATCTTTCCATATTTGTTTCATCATCGCAGGTCTTTCATTGTGTGGTATATCTCCTGTTATACAAATTGCTTCATCGCCACTTAGTCTAGCACAAGTTTTTAGAAACTCTACTCTATCAGAGACAACTAAAACTTTGTGACCTCTAGCTGCGTAACTGCTAGCTATCATAGAAACAGAATGTATATATTCCTCTTGATAAGCTAAGTGTGTTACTTTATTAGCCCACGGAATGTTCTGCCCATCCATAAATCTTACGTCAGAATATATCACATCTATACTAGGTGTCATATAATTCTCTTTTGGTGGTTTATGTACTGTTTGTCCAAAGTAATCTCTAAACACTACATGCTTACCATCTTTTCTTTCTATTGTTCCTGATAGGCCAATCTTATATCTAGCTTTATTTTTGTCTACTATTCTTGCAAAAGTTGGACTACTTACATGATGCATTTCATCAAGTATTAGTGTTCCAAATTTATCAGAAATAGCACCAATCCTACGGTATAAAGACTGAACACTTCCGATTACGATAGGACTATCAATATTAAATTTTCCACTACCAATAATTCCAGCTTGTATTCCAAATACTTTTTGTACTTCTGTTTCCCATTGTTTTAGTAGAGCTAAAGTATGAACTACTACTAATGTTTTCTGTTTAAGTTTACTTGCGATTGCTAACGCAGTAAATGTTTTGCCCCAACTTACCCAAGCGTTTATTATACAACTGTCATCTAACACATCATAAACGGCTTGCTGACTTGGTCGTAATTCGAACTTAAATTCTGGAAAGTCTACAGAGTTTTTTATTCGCTTTTCAACTATCTCATAGTCTTTCGGTATTAGGTCTTCTCTACCACTTGGTATTGTTACTAAACCTTTTCGAACTATTCCCATATTTTTAATAGTTATAGGTGGATCTCGAGGATCGTGACTAGGAATACTATATGTGAGTTCCTTGTCTATATATTCTTGATGCGTTGAATCTACTGATAAGTAAATTCTATTACTTAAAACGGCTTTCATTGTATAAGATCATCATACCCTATGGTATAATATACTGTTAACTCCTGTCCTTCTTTTATAGGTTTTATTGTATATAATTGTCTATCATGTAAATTTGTTAAGATAAAACAGTTAGGATTTTCACTATGGTTTATAAATCCTCCTAAAGGTGTTCTTATCCAGTCCTCTACTCTATCATTCCATACATGACTTTCCCCTAACAACACACCTGCTTTCCAGTCTACTTGTGCATGTAAACCTAGTCCATTTATTGCGCTTTTTTGTATTGTTAATCCTTCTAATAGAGGTCTATAGTGTTTCTTTTCGAATTTCATTTATCATTCCAATCTTTATACCACTTTGCACCATTTCTTTCAGCATCTCTAAATACTTGATTAGTAATTATTATTGGTATTACTACTCCTAAATGAATCCAAATAGACCAAACAATACTATAACTTTCCCAACCTATATAAGTCCATGCAACTATAGCAAAGTATGCACTCCACATTATAAATAGTGCTAATGTAAAGTACGCTTGTATAGACGGGTCTAGTATATGTCTAAGCGGATTATATCTACTATCCATAACTGACCTCCAGCTATAGATTATCCAATTAATTAATTTTTTCATATCTTTCTTCTTGTATCTTCTACTCGTTGTTCTAAAAACTCATATATCAGCCACGGCAAGCCGTTTAGATATAGTACTTGTGCCCACGATTTCTTACTATTTGGTGGGCGTTTGACTTGAAAAGAAAATGTTATATCTTTTAGCCAAACTGTAGAGGACATTAAATGATCCTCTACTCTTAAAATCTTGTGGCATTTTAATTCAGTATATTTAGTTTTTTCATAATAAATATGTCTACCACTTGAATCTATATAATTTTTTCCTCTGTGTTTAATTAATCCTATATAGTCATCAATTTGAAATTTCAAATTGAACAAATTTTTTAAAGGTGTTTGTAACCTTCGCTTTCCTATGGTATCACCTTTTTGATTTCTGTCATCTAAAACTTTTTCATCAATAAAAACTATACCATCTTGTTCCCATATATTATCAGAGTTTATTACCCATATTGGAAACTTGATTTTTAGGTCAAGCATACATCTTTTCAAACTTACCCATGCTATAGTCATCACCTATCTCAAAGTCACAACCTACAGGAGCTCCGTTTATGTATACTCCTCTATCTTTCTGTATAAACTCTTTCAGTTTAGCACTATAAGCGTCTATCTCATGCTCTGGACACTCTGCTAAAATAGAGTCGTGAACAAGTGCAAATATTCTACTTTTCATTCCATTTTTTCGAATATAATTGTTCATATCTATACCACCAAGTAAGTTAATATCAGATGCAACAGATTGAACTAGAAAGTTGATTCCACTTCTTACTTCATGACTTGCAATACCTTTATCATCACTTTTTACATTCTCTAATCTTCTTTTTCTACCAAATGTCGAGTATAAGAAAGCATTAGCTTCAATAAACTCTTTTTGCTCATCTAACCAATTTCTTAGTCTACTAAACTGACTAAAGTATTGACTTATTACTCCTTGTGCATCTTGTATTGAAAAGTGAGATCCTGAGTCTTTTGTAACTTGTTGTGATATCTTCTGAGGGCCTGCTCCATACATAATACCAAAAGTAACAGCTTTTGCTGCCTGTCTTTCGAATGTATAAAGGTCAGCAACCTCATCTATCTCACAAGGTAATCTAAAAACTAACTTCGCAATAGAACTGTGAAAGTTACCGCCTGATTTGAATACATCACATAAGTTTTTATCTCCAGATAAAGCTGCTGCAACATATACCTCTGCTGTAGTTAAGTCCATTGCAACTATTTTATTACCTTCTTTTGCTCGAATACAACCTTTTACAATAGGATTATCTCTAGGTATTTGTTGCATATTCAGTTTACCACTACTTGATAATCTGCCAGAAGTTGTACTATGTAAATTAAAGTTTGTTCTTAATCTACTATCTCTGTCAAGTTGAGGAATAATCTTATCTAAGTAAGTATTTTTAATTTTAGATTTCTGACGAATATCTAAAATTAGATTAGGTACTGGGTGTTGGTCAGCTAACTTCCCTAATACTTCTGCATCAGTAGAATGTTGTCCTGTCCCAGTCATTTTACCTGTTGGTGTCATACCTATTGCATCAAATAGTAAGCTACGTAATTGTACTGTACTATTTGGATTAAAGTCTTTTCCTTGTGCTTTTTCAAACATTTTAACTTCTGGATAAGTATATAACTCATCAATAGCGTCTTGTATTTCTTTTTCCATTAAGTTTTGGGCTACTTCTAATCTTCTTCTATCAAAAGGCACTCCTGCATCTTGACAGTCTTTTAGAAATAGCATACCTGGAATAAGTATTTCTTTGTATACTTTAACTAATCGTAGATTTTTGTGCATAGCTTCATTCATTAACTCATAGAGTTCAAATGTAACTGCTGCGTCCATTGCTGCGTAAAACTGCATCACATCAAAAGGAATCGACTCCCAAGTAAACTGTGATTTTAGTACTCCATTACGTTTACAATATCCTGCGATAAAATCTTCAAGTTCCCTTTCATAGTTTCCATACTTAGTATGTCTAACTGCTAGTTGTTTTAAGCCATGAGTACCAGGATTTTCATTCAAAGTATAATGTATTAACATTGTATCTTCTATTCTAGGGAACTCAAATCCAAAGTGATACTCTAACATAGCCATATCAAACTTAGCGTTGTGGAACACAGTGATTTTTTTGGTAAAGAGCTTCTGGAGTAGTTCCTCCACTTCCTCGTCTACCACGTCTGTTAAAATGTATACTGCATGATCTCTGCAGTAAGCGAGACTTAAACCTAGTATGTGCCCATCTCTTGGGAAAAGTCCTGAGGTTTCGGTATCGCATGCTATATACTCTGTTGGAGCGTTTAGCGCTTTGTTTATCCATTCAACTGCTTCCTCCTTGTTATCAATGCCATAGAAATCTTCATGCGTAATTTCTGTGGGCTGTATCTCCCCTTTAATATATCCCATCACTTGTTCTAAAGACTCGTTCCAAGTCCTTCTAGCTTCGGGCTTAAAAGCGAGCATAGCGGGATTGATAATTGGGAGAAATTTATCGTCGAGAAGTTTCCCGCTATACTCTGTGATTGATTTTTCTCTTGTAAAATTCTGTAATGCCTCACTTCCGACTAAAATAATCCAGTCATAGGCATCTAAGTCAATGTCAATATCAACATCTCTTTTTAAAATCTTTTTCTTTTGTTCACTACATAAATGGTAGTGGTCAAACTCAAACTCATTATTAAAATGCATAACGTAGTCTGTTTTGTTTGGTGCTTTATCTATCAAAGCTACTTTAGTCATATAAAAACTCCCTTAATTTTCTTACTCTATCTAGCGGCAAGTCACCTGGGTCAACTCCATCAGGCATCTTTACTATATTTGCTAGTAGTTCTACTTGTTCACATAAATCTGCAACTTTCTCTGCAGCTTCTCTTCCTGCGGTGTCTCCATCAAATAGAATATCTACTTGTCGTACACCTGTAAATTTTAACATACCTAGTTTATATAGGTCTATGTTTTGTGTGCCGAAACAACACATTGCGTTTGTTAATCCTTTATCATGAAGGTTTAACGCATCAAAAATACCTTCCACCAATATTACTCTCCCTAATATGGGAGTTGCGTTATGAGGAAATAAGGGCAACTTAGATTTAGGGGGATAAATCATGTATTTCGGCACTACTGTTTTATCCATGTGTCTACCTATGAAAGCTCTTATTGAGCCTGTTATGTCTGCTACTGGGAATACAACTCTACCTATAAACTGAGAATCATGATGCGTGAATGCACCAAATTCTTTAAATGTTTTAGGTTTTAAATCCCTAAAATTACCAATGTATGGCATTAGGTCGTTTGGCAACTGTAATCCAATATTCTGTGCCCTTACTTCTTCAATCTTCTTTTTAATTTTATTTCTTTTAACCTCTAAATAACTTATAGGGGCATCAAAGTGTTTAAATATATTTCCTTTAAACCCACAAGAAAAACAATGAAATATACCTGTAACTTTATCAACACGCATCGAAGGATTACTGTCATCATGCTCTGGATTTAAACACGAAACAACATAGTCCTGCCCTTGAGAGCGGAAAGGTATTTTGTGTTTATGTAATACTTCGTCTACGTTCATTGAAATTTAGTTATTTCTACTATAAAAATTAGTATATTGAATACTACGATAAAAGCTACAAAGAAACCTGTTAGGGTTTCTAAAAAGCTTATTATCCCCCTGTCTACTTGTGAGGTAGGTTCGTTTGGATCTTCCATTATAACTCCTGTACATCTTCTCCAGACGCCATTTCTGTTTTCATAGCATCTTTTTGTTTTGGTGTTAAAGTTGAAGCAGGCCCAACCTTTAAGGTTTTCCAGTCCACTTCTGAACTAAAATCTTCTATGGGGCCATTCCTCATCTTCTTACATTCAAATGTTATACAATTATCTCCTGTCTCCCAAGT